CATCGTATCAATGAGGAACTTGTCCACATCGAGGTCGCCGCCCGCAATCACGAGCGTTTCGACCAACGGGTTCAGCACGCCGGTGCTAGGCGTGTATGCCTCATTCACTCCACGGAAGCCAACACCAGGCAGCGTATCCTCGCGATTGTATTTCATCGCATTGCCACTGATGTTCTCGAACGGCAAGTTCATCAGGATATCGGACGAGCCAGCATACAGCTCGATGATCGCTTGCCGCACGACATCGCCGCGTTCCAGCTTCGCTGCCTCAACAAGCGTCAATGCTCCAAGGATAAAACCTTGGCGCGTCATAAGGCCAGTCAGTCGATGGAATGCGAGTTCTGCGCAATCGACTGCAAATGCCGCGATCGCGGCAATGGTGCAGACGAAGTTGTAACGAAGTCTTTTCATGGTGCTCCTCACCAGTGGGTTAATGATCGATTTACTGCAAACGACCATCCCGGTCGGAGCACCTACAAGCCATCCCGGCTTTTAGGTGGGTGCCGGATTTTCACCGGCTGTAACGAGTCAAACTGTTTGAGAGCTTGCTCGCCTCAACCCCGCGCCCAGCAGAGGGCTTAGGTTCTTGCTGTACTCTTACGAGCGCGAGCCGCAGTCAAACGATCGACTGCCGGCAATCCCGACAAGTCTTCATTCGAGCCGCGTCCTGAACCGTTCGCGCCGCCACCGGCATTCCCTGCCGGAAACCAGTGCTTCTTGGTCTCGCGCTTATTCGCAAACCATTCCGTCAATTTTTGTGGCGTCTTGCCGTCTTTTCCCAGCATAACTTCGCCATCGCGCATTCGCACAGCTTCGCCATCCTCGTCAATGGTCCAGCCTTCGTGCAATGCATTCAGTAGCGCATCCTCCAGCGTTCCCGGCTCCTTGTTAACGCCTACATCGAGCGCTGTCTTGGTAAGAATGGAATCAAGCGCACGCCGTTGCAACTTTGTCATGACGTGGTTACGCTTTTCCAGTTCCTTGTCCTTATCCTCCAGCTGCTTCTTGTAGTCCGCTTGCAGTGCTTCGGTTTGCCGTGAGACGCGCTTCGACAATACCTCTTCAAACTTACCCTCCGCCATCAGCCGCGCTTCCTCGTCATTCTCGACGCGCTTCAGCATATTGCGGATTTGATCAGGATTCAGTCCTTCAAACTTCTTTTGCAAGTCCTTCATCTGCCGCTCAACTTCCTTGCGCGTATTGCGTTCGGTTTCGAGCGTAGATTTCAAACCAACGGTGTCATCGATTCGCTTCGTGTCGAGAACAAACTTCCCGTCTCTCTCAACATAGAGCGTCCGATATGCTTCAGGTACTGCGTCCAGCTTATCCACTACATCTTCAAGCGGCATGTCATCCTTCCCGGATGGTTGTTTTACCCACGAGACGCTTCCCGCGTCTCAAACTTCGCTCTCAGTTGCTCGACACTAAGCGGATGTCCTTGAAAATCGAGGAGCTGAGTCAGCGATATCTTACCCTCACGAAATAGTTTTGCGCGAGAGGCACCAAGTTGTTGATTTTGCTGAGGAATGGTCCTTCTGATGAGCCAATCCTGAAATGACGGTAAATCAGGAACGAACTCTGGCGAGTCGATACCTAGCTCGCGAAAGGTCTTTGTAATTGGAATTTCCCGCGAACGGCAATTCCAGTGCCGTGGTACGCCATTGTTGTATGGGAGCTTGTGGCCAATTGGCTCGCCGTCCAGCGTCCAAGACTTGTCGTGATAGGCAATACAAATGTCAGTTGTACGGGCGTCGAGCGTGCTCATCTGCCTGACGCCTTTGATGATATCGGAGTTGGCGCGATAGGTTGCGCGCGTCGCTTCCGCACTGACTGCCTGTACGGATGTGCGAATCAAGGCTTCCGCGCTGCGACGGGATAAGTCCAGTACTCCGACGCTCCCCGCCTTGCCGCGCAGTGTAGAAACCATTTTAAGTGTGGTATCACCTGCGAATACGCCCTGCCGAACGACGTTGGAGAACCGAAACGCGAGATCAGCAGATTGCTTGCCCCACCAAGTAGCAGAGGGCGCACCCTCGATCAGCGTCCGACCAGCGAGGGTACGCATGACAGCTGCCGTGGGTAACTGCGGCTCCAGCTGCGCAACGAATACATCCTTGAGCATACCCTGCGTAAAGGCAAACTGGATTCCTGCAATATCGCTCAACGCTCGCTCCGCTCCATCCGCGATCCGACTGTATGCCTTATCAATGATGCCCTTCGCTTGCCGCAGTAATTGCTCCAACCGTTGCCGGCTCAGCGCCGTCAAGTCTTCGCTGGCGAGGCGCGAGGTCAGATCACGCTGCAACGCTTGCAGTTGCTTAATGACCTGTGCGCGTAGGCTCGCATCGACTCGCAGCAAGTCGATCGAATGCGAAATGAGATCGTCAACTATTTGTTGCGGGCTGGGCATCTGGTAACAATGCATCCATTACGGAGGTCGGCGGATTCGCCGCAATCATACCAAACTCGTCCTCCACTTTACGATCATCCGGGATAACGCCCATACGCTTGATATTGTCGAATAGCGTTTCATAGGAGATGGCACCCTGCTGCCAGGAGCTAACGAGCTGAGCAAGTGCAATTGGATCGAGCGGCGCAGGTACGAAGTCCTTGTTGATGTCAATTGTTACCGCAGAGCTGTCAATCATAGCCCAATCCGCGAACCACTTGATGCTGCTTGTCAGCCCCATCGAGATGATCTGCGCCATCCCAGCCAGTACGCTTTGCTCCCCGGCGCGATGCAACGCGGCAGTCTCTGCGGCCTCAACGCCCTTCTTCATCTCCTCCAACATCCGCGCGCCAAGCACCACCATGTATTGTTCTTTTTTCTCCATGTTCTGGACCAATGCGCCGAGTCCTTGCCCGCCGAACTCCAGATATCCCCATTTCGAGGCAGGATCAGTTAACATCCAAGCCGTCATACTACCGACATACAGCTTGTCGCCCGGTTTCAATGGCTGACCGGCGACCACCGGCGTAGGCAATCCGCAGAAATGGCAACCCGTCTCATAATCGCAGGCCACTTTGTAGTGCGCAATGTTCATGTTCACGAGGTCGATAAGAGGCGGATCATCAACCTCAGGGGTGGTATCGTCCACCCCAATGAAAACGAACGGGATATAGCTGAGCGGAGCATTCTTGATGAGTGGGTATAGATCGCCACTGACTTGTTCTTGCTTCCCACTACGGTTGACCTTGAACACTCTCTGCCGGTAACGCAACGACGTTGCACCTGTATTGGAATCACGATATGGAACGAGGTCCAGCACGCGATAGCGCGGCTCCACTGATTCCTGAAAGTCATTAATTGGCTCGCAATACTCCTCCTTGAGTACAACCATCGTGAGTATAGGCTTGTTGTTGATGGTCTGTACGCGCCAATTGATAATCGACTCAGCGAGATACAATGCGAGCTTCGGACGGAGATTGAGCCGGTCAGCATCAAGCTGCGTAATGCCAACAACATTCACTGGTGGGTACTCGGTGAGCACTCCAACTCGTCCGACGCTCAGTGCCTCCTCTGCTACCTTGTAGGCGAATAGCGATAACGGCACGCCAGACATGGTTACATCTTTGAAGTAGTCCAGTAGCGCATTAGGCGCTTCGATCTTCGGCAATTTGCGGAACAACATCCCAAGTAAACCCGCGATCGTGCGCCAAGTCGCATTGTAGAATGGCGTCCGGTTCACCATCGCGCTGTATTCATTTGCTTGCTGATCGCGGAGCTTGGCTATGTACCGCTCGCCAGCTTCGTGGATTGCATCTTCGCCCTCAATCACATCGCGGCAGCGCTGCCATTTATCCAGCATCTTCGTATACAGCGGATGCTGCGTGGTAACTGGCGCGCCTTTGAGTACCTTCGCTGTGGGCTGACGCCCGGTGCCTGGATCGTTCGGCGCGATGCGTGGAGTGCCGTCGCCATTGAATAACTCTGGGTTGATTCCTACTTTTGCAGACGGCATTGCGATCCTTCAGCGTTGTAACTTCGGTGTAAGTACATTTTGAATCAACAGACCTTGTTCCTTGATCGCTTGTTCTAAGCGTTGATTGCGTTCGGTGTTGGCCAGTTCAAGCCGCGTCATGCGCTCCTTCTGATCTGCTTCGATGCGCTCGACGAGCTTTTGCATGTTCTCTGTCTTCATATCTTGCTTATCGATCTTGGAATCCATCGATAGCAGAAATACAAGTCCAGATACGACCGTAACCACCAACACAATAACGCTATCCAGCGATATGGTGCGGCTGAACTTCCAGCGGCTGAGGTCTTCTGTACGTCTCTCATATTGAGGTGTACGCGCCATCACGCACCTTCACATAGAGTATGCGAAGCAGATGGAGAATGATAACAATGGAAACTACGCCATACGCGCCGAGTGGCCCGGTAGAAGCGACGAACCACAAGCCTGCGGTCCAAGCGACGAGCAAGATGATCATCAATGCCATGCGACAGCGCGTGTTGTTGATGTGCGTCGAAGCAACAAGCGCAAATCCCGCTACAGTGAAGACGATAACCCATGCCAGCGGGAAACCGGTGTATATGATGATCTTGTAAAACACAGAGTCGTTAGGCTGCAATGCGGAAAGGCCCATTGCAAACGACAACCATCCAATGAGCCGTTCCTGGCCCAAGGGGTGATGGTCCATTTAGCACTCCTGTCAGGGTTCATTTTCTTCATCCATTGTAGTTGTATCCATCGGTTGCACGGTTGGAAGCGAAGTGCACATCCGGCCATCGCCGCGCAATGCGTTTTGCAAAATGCGCGCCGTTTCCTCGTCGTCGCACCATGCGTTACGTTCCTTGCCTACGTGGTCGTACCAGTTGAGCTGAAACACCCGGTCGGGACTCGAACCCGCATCCTCTGATCTAGAGTCAGCTGCTCTGCCAATTGAGCTATCGGGTGTCTGTTCCATGGGGGTTACTCCGCCACCGTCAATCCGTAGTTGAATGAGCTACTAACCGTAGGATCAGTTTGGCTCACACAAGCATAGTACGTCTCGCCTACGTCGAGATTGACTGCATTGTAATTGACTCGACCATATGCATCTTTCGGATAGCCACCAATGCTGAAATAAATTGGCACTTCTTGCCCAGTTACATAGATGCCAGTTGGCAGTTTTGGCGTACCGATTGCCTGACCACCAGGCGTCTTGCTCAGCCAAAGGCGTCGATTGCTGTAGTCGCTGCCGCCGGTCGGCGATTGCTTAATGGAACAAAGCTTACCATTACTTGACCAAGCAGGAACGAAGCGCAATGCCACGATGCCACCAGGCGTTAGATGGCCAGTCGGCGCAGGTGTACCCACCGTCGTCTTCCATGGCAATGTGAGCACCGTTACATTTGCTGGGATTGACGGCTGCGGTTGCGGCTGCGGTTGCGGTTGTGGCTGACCCTTCAGCGCATTGAGCATCGCCTGCAACTGACCTGCTAGCTGAATTGCGTCATCGATCGTTGGCATCGCAACAAGCCTCCAATAGCGTAGCG